AGTACAAACGTGAGCGGGCGGAACTGGATAACTTGAAATAAATCTTGCTTCCATAATGAAGGGGAATAGACAATCCATAAGGTATTGGCTGTTCCCCTTTATCATAACCTATTTAGAAAGAATGAACAAGGAACTAACATCATACGACAAGATAGCCACGGTACTTTTCAAAGGGCATGAAGAAGCGGCAAGCCTTCTCTCCTGCCGGGAGCTTATGCAAAAAGATCGCTGGATGTTATGTGTTTCCAAGTTATTGGAAGACCCCATGACAGCCGACAAAGACCTGATCGCTTTCCTGATGGCCGGTTGCGACGGTAGTTGTGAGCCCGTATCACAAGCCACCGCTTACCGTGATTTGGCCGCTATCCGGAGACTCGTAGGAAATGTACAATTAGCCGGCAAGAACTGGTATCGTTACATGGTGATCGAGGCCGCCAAGGAAGGTATCCGCATCGCCCGGGAAGCCAAAGACCCCAAAGGTATCGCCGCCAACGCGGACAAGATCGGTAAATACACCCGCTCCGATAAAGAAGACGATGACATTGATCGAAGCGCTTGGGAACCACCCTGCTTTGAGCCATCCGATGATGTCACGTTAATGGGAGATGATTTCAAGCCTATCCTTAATCTTGAAGAAGAAAGGAAATCATTCCGGGCATTGTTCAAGCAAGATCATGATATCGTAGATATTGAACCCATTACAGACGACTATGGCACTGATGACTGAACCTTTCACCCGTAAAGCGAAAGAGGCGCAACGCAAGTTTTTCAATAAGATGCAACGCATGGGAATGGCGATCGCCGCCCACGACGAGTATTGGGTGTGTAGCCGTGGTACCGGTAAATCCGAGGGTTTGGACGCACGCTTCATCATCCGGAATGTTTGGTCCATGCCGGGTTCTACCGGGGCTTTAATCTCTCCATCCTATGCCAAGGCTTGGGGTAATACGCTACCGGCGATTATCCACGCTATCGCCGAATGGGGCTATATCGAGGGCATTCATTTCTTTGTTGGCCGCAGGGCCCCCCTGTCCGCCAATTTCGGAAAGCCCAAACGCCCGCCGCTTCAGACCGCATGGAGCAATTGCATTCATTTCTGGAATGGCACCGTATTGGTCGTACTCTCCTTCAGTCAAGGGATGTCAGCGAACTCCATGTCCTTAGATTGGGTAATCGGTCCGGAGGCGAAATTCCTAGACTACGATAAGATAAAATCCGAGGTTGATCCCGCCAATCGGGGAAATTTGCAAGATTTCAACCAATGCCCTTGGCATCATTCCGTTCTCTATTCCACGGATATGCCAACCTTAAAAGCCGGACGTTGGATATTGGATAAGATCAACGACATGAATCCGGTTCATATCAACTTGATCCGGAACCTATACCGGGAAATGAAATTAACCGAGCGCCTTCCGGAACAAACACCATACACCCAACGCAAATACAAAGAATTACGCCATGACTTGATGTTGGCTCGTAAGTATCAAGCGCCTGTCAAACCTATGCGTGGCAAGACCCGGGAGTACACGGTATATTACGGAGAGTATGATATTTTCGATAACATGGAAGTCGTAGGCAAAGATTACATTTGGCAAATGTACCGCAACGTTCCTTCCCTTATATGGCGTACCGCATTCATGAACGAACGCCTGTTCCGTGTCGCTAATGGCTTCTATTCGGCCTTGAACGATTACCATTTCTATACCCCCGGCGATACTCGCTACATGGGTAGCATGGGAGCGGACTGGAACCGGCTGCAACTGGCCGGATGCCTAGCCGATGGGGATCTGGATATGGACGCTCCATTGCTAATCGGTTTCGATAGTAACTCCGCAATCAATACCGCATGTATCGGACAGGTACAAGGCCATCAATTACGTACCCTAAAGAGCTTCTTTGTCAAGACCCCCGATAAGCTGGATGAATTGGCTCGTCAGGTTTGCGAATACTACAAATACAAGCTCAAACGTGATATCATCTTCTTTTATGACCAGACCTTCACGTGGACTACCGGCAATAACTCCGAGTCCTATCAAGATACCATCATCCGGATCTTCAAGGAATATGGTTGGGATATCACCGATATCTATATCGGACAGGTAAGCCGCCACGACTGGAGGCACGAGCAAATAGACCGGGCCTTAAAGCATGATCCGGCACTCCTTTATCCTGTTTTCAATAAATACAACAACGAGTTCCTCAAACTCGCCATGGAGCAAACAGCGGTGAAAGTAGGCAAGAACGGATTCGAGAAAGACAAATCGCCGGAAGCTACAGAAGACAGCCCCGATAACCCGGATGAGTACAAGACACACATTACCGACGCATGGGACACATTGTTTGTCGGTGCGAATTTCTTTATGCCTGAACTTGCGTACGCGGAATCCGGAATCATCTTCCTTCATTAAAAATCGGTAGACGCATTTCATGCGTGATCTGTCTAAGGGAGGCAGCAGATAAGGTGAAAAATTGAACTTGCGCCCGCATTTTTTTTGTAGGGCGCTGCGGGGTGCTTTCGCACGCTTTGAGAAAAAAACGCTACTTGAGAGGTGCGCAACCATTAAGTATCAATAAATTAACATTTCAACAATGAGAAACCGTTGCGAAATATGCGGGGACAAAAAAAGAGCCCCTGTTATGGAGGCCCTAAATGCGCTGTTATGATTTGTACTTGCCGTGGCGTGAGTAAGCGTTGCCCGGAATGATACCCGGCTTCGGTAATCTCATAAAGTAACGCCTTGTTTAGATTAATCCATCTCTTTAGCTGGATCGAGGCCGAAGCTGGTGCACTATTCGGGAAATATTGAATGCCTAGCTCCTGCAATCCGTAAGCCCTTATCTTAAAATTCTCATTGTCCATCCTTCTCTATTTATAAATTATCAAATATACTGAATACTAACCTCATAAAAAAAGGACGCACCCTCTTTTCCAAAACGATGCGCCCTTCTCCCTCAAACGATGCGTACTTTTAGCCTAGATCTCGTCCGGACTCTCGGAGTCGTTTCCTCCTTCGCCTTTTTCCACGCTTACCTTCTCGAATCGCAATACTTTCGCTTGCGAGCGAAGCGCCTTACCCGGAGAGAAGGTATACTTAGGACGACGAATCTTAGTAGCGTTGAAATCCTTCTCCACCTTCGTCCCCTCACTACCGAACGTGATACGGAAATTACCGAACTCACCCAGCTGTACGATCTTGCCGTCCGACATCTCCAGCTTCATCACGTAGATAAGCGAGTCCAGCACCGCTTTCACGTCTGCGCTAGATACGCAAGAACGCTCGCCAATCATGGAGCAAAAACGCTCCATATCACTAGTACCCGTAGATTTCGCCTGTGCGTAATAAAGCTTATCGCCTTCAGTCGCTCCCTTGTGCATGTCCCGTCGCTGCACTAATTTGTAAGTTGTAGCCATTGTTTGTTGATTGTTTTGAAGTGAATAATAGATAGTTGTGTCGTGATCACGGGGGCAAAGGTGAAAAATCGATATTATATAGTGTTTAAAATAGTGCATCCTTATACAGCTATGTATGGAAACATCTAGTTATAACACACAAAAATTATTATTTGAGAACTTTTATTGATTGTTTGATATATATGAATATCTTTGCACAAGACTAATTTGTTATTAGATTAAATGCTTGCTAAAAAATAAAGCCATGAAAGAAAAAGAAAATATATCTCATTTTGTAATCCTCGGTTCGTGGAATAAATATATCCTCACTCAGGATTGGGTAAAGAATTATTTGTTACCAAATGAAGAAAGCATACAGATACAAATACCCGTCAACATGGATGCTTCTTTGAAATTCGTGACAAAAGATTTAACAGTATCTATTGTAAAAGATCGTTTTGAACTGAGTGTGATAAATAAGTCAGAACCTATTATAAGGAAAGCGACCGCTATAGTCAGAGAAATTGTAAGACTATTACCTCATACACCTGTTTTTTCCTTTGGAGTAAATAGCACATTCTACTGCTCCACAACAGAGGCAAGTGGCAAAATTGATTTCAAAGACTCTGATATAGAGCTATTAGCCGTGAAAGGGATGCCATTGCAAATGCAAAGTACTTTAAGGTGTGTAAAAGTAAGTGATAATTGTTTTTTGAATTTAACATTACAACGAGATGAAAACACTCAAGAAGTTACACTAGACTTTAACTTCAATTACAATATAAAGTCAATGATAGAAGTCTCCTCTATATTAGGAGATGATGATGATATTTTATTGCACAAAAGAAAAGATATGATATCAATCCTTAAAGATGTATATAATTTTACAGATATAACAATTTAAGCTATGACTAAACAAGAAAATATTCAATATACAAATTCATTTGCCACTGACACATGGACAGAAAAAAACAATAGTGGAACAGGACAAAACTCCTCTGTACCTTCAAAAAATAAGGCCACATATACAGATAAAGATAAGATGGATATAAAACCTAAAGCTATCCCCAATGATGTTTCTGTATATGATGTTGCAACATATATTTTAAAACAAATAAAAGAATGTTCAACTATGAAACTTCATAAGTTACTCTATTATTGTCAAGCTTGGTCTTTAGTTTGGGACGAAAAATCCTTATTTCCTGAACCAATAGAGGCATGGGCTAATGGTCCTGTCGTTCGTGATTTTTTCAACTTTCATAAAGGTCGGTATAGCATATCATATGATAACATGACTATAGGAAACGAAAATAAACTTTCTATAGACCAAAAAGATACTATAGATAACGTATTGAAATTTTATGGAGACAAACCTGCACAATGGCTAATAGATTTAACTCACACGGAAGCTCCATGGAAAAATGCCCGTAAAGGTTATACCTCTATGGAACGGGGAAATACGATAATAACTAACGATTCAATTGCAGAATATTACAGTTCTTTATCTTGATGGCAAAAACACCTAAAACAGCATTTAATCCCAGCATTAAAAAGGAAAAAAAGGCAAAATCTATCCCTCTCAATTATAAAGATCTAAATGCCTGTTGGCAAATTGGGCTATTCGATTTTAATAATGAAAAGTGGGGTAAAGATTCCGCATTGGGAAATATTTCTTTTTCTATCTCAAGCAGTTTAATGGAATTATTGTGTAAACACGGAGATAACGATCTATATACATCATTAGATCATATATCTAATAAAAAGCCAATATCATTCTCTGATTTTTACAAAAAATTAAAAGACGATTTTAATGGACAAATACCTTCTGAAATAGTGCATCAAATAAGTATTGATATTTCTAGATCTTTTTTCATGGATGAAATTTACCCGAAACTTAGAGATTTTGAAAAAAAGACATGGAATGAGATTGAACAAGAAACAAAAGGAGGAGAAGGTGGTTCTAAACATCATGAGATTAAAATAGAGCTACTATCCAAAGAGGCGCAACAAAGATTATCTGAGTTAAAAATAGATGATATAGATAGTTTATTCTCTTTACGACTTGACGGTACCCTCAGGATATTTGGTATCCGTAAGCAAAATTATCTTCAAATATTATGGGTCGATCAAAATCATGAGGTCTGTCCTTCTAAAAAAAAACACACATAAATAACCTTTATTTCATTGCCATCCCAAAAACTTTCACCATATTTGCAGTGCTCTATTTCACGAAAGGCGGGTGACCGCCGAACATATTTGTATCGGCATTTTTTGTGTCCATACTAGTACGTATATATAATACAACGGTTTCGTACCCCCTTGATATGGCTTAATGGCCATAACTGCCTTTCGTGGTGTAGAGCAAAGGGACAGGCGAGACCGTTTTTTGTTTTTCCTGCCCCAAACAAACAATGTTAGTTATGCTCAAACACGAAAACATTTGTTTGCCGGGGAATAATAGTACCCTACAATCAACGTCCACTCACGAAACGAGTTTCCTTTCTTGGGCTACCGCCCAAAAGGTCTACAACCTCTTACCTCTTGGTATCGCCTCCTGTGAATCCATTTACGAGGCTAAAATGTACACAGTAGCCTTATTAGCCATGCTATCTCCGGCGTTCTTACCGCTGGTCATCGTAGCTTGGTTCGTTTATAACTCAGCGAAGAAAGGAGGTCAAAAATGATGAGATTGGAAGATATACGTATATCAAACCGGATGCTGGATGCGATCAGATATTGGCAGGAAAATGATAAAGGTGGGTTAGAAGAAGATGTTAAGGCCATTGACAGCGCTATCACTTTCATTGCATGCGAGCATGATGCCCCGGGTGTACTTTCTGAAAAAGAATCATTGTCGCTTATTGCGGCTCTAAGTTTTCTGAAAAAAAGATTATGTTTGTTTGAAGGAAAGGAGGAACCGAAATGAAACTCCAAGAAGCCCTGCGCCTACTCGACATCGTTACCGATGTAAACGGACAATATAGTAAAGAAGAACGAATGCATGCCGCCATGAGATTGGAGGAGCTGTTACGCTTGCTTCTTCCAAAAGAATGATTATATTTGCAGTATGCTGACATTTGTAGCTATATTAGGTTTTGTTATGCTGATCGGTGCGGCTCTGAATGAAGTGCGTCACAGCAAAAACCATATAAGCAAGGTTATAGCTGGTGTGTTGATTGTTTTGCTATTATTTATTTTGCTTTTTTAAATAGAAACTGATAATATTCAGCAGATAAAAATTGTTGTATATATGAATAATGTTCTTCAAAACATGGATAATACGAACATATATTTTAACTCTTTGAAAAGAGCGGATTGGCTGAGACAAATCGCTACTATCAGGAATGAATATAAAAAAGAAAATTATCAAAAACAAATAACTTTTGTTTTTAAGGATACATTGTCTCCTGAATTATTTCAGCCTATTCATGTTGTTACAATTGCATGTTTGATTGAATTTTTAGTTAATGTAGAAGAACATACTATACGGATATCAAATGAATCTATAGAGAAGCTGTTTTTTGAAGATCTTAAATTTAGAGAGTATTGGAATTACAGTAAAGATCATGTGGATTCTGAAAGTGATAATATATTTAATTTATGGCGTATAGTTGAGAATCAAAAAGACGCATATGCAATAGAGGTAGAACAATATTTTAAAAAGAATTTCTTTAGAGGTAAAGACTTAAGTATAATTTCGCTTAGCATAGTAGAAGCATTTTATAATGTTTTTGATCATGCTGATGCAAATGGTAATGCTTTTTCATTTATTAAATATGAAGGACAGGATGAAGTCTTGCGTGTAGCTATTTGTGATTTCGGGAAAGGTATATCAAAATCTGTCAGAAATTTTGATTCCACTATAATATCAGATAGCGATGCTTTGAAAAAGTCTATAGAGGTTGATTTTACAGTTGGATCTAAGGTTCATAATAAAGGAAAAGGCCTAGATAATATATTATCGTGCGCTGATGCAGTAAGAATAATTTGCAATACAGCTCGTTTATTAAAGAAGCATGAAGTTAAAATTGACAATATTGATTTTGATTTTAATGGGACGTTGATATATTTCGAATTATATTTAGGAAATTTGGAAGAAGAAGAAATTTTAGACGAGTTTGATTTTTAACTAAATAAAAAGAGGATACTATGTGTACAATTAAACTTTATGACGTGATGGAAGGAAAGGATTTTCCTATGGCAGGAAGTAGTCTCTATGATATAATCAGAGAGAATATGAATTCTTCGGACAAGATTACCATCGATATGGAAGGTGTGTCTTCTTTGCCTTCTATGTTTTTAAATGTTTCAATTGGTAAGTTTATAGATGAATTTGGTTTTGAGACACTTAAGAAGAAGATTTCATTTACAAAGATAACAAAATTGCAAGCTGAACGCTTGACTGATTATATCAGTAGGTATAAAAGGTGATTAGTAGTTTTCATATGTCCTTTAAAAGCTCCCTTCGGGGGGCTTTTTTTGTGTCTATAAATTGGATGTTATGGACATATACAATCACTTTGAGTATTCGGAATGGATCGCTAGGCATCTAGCCGCTATCGGTCATACGGACGGGGAATGTCATTTCCTCCGTAGTGACGAGGTAGAGGAAATCTCTGATCTGGAAGAACGTATCTCCTCTATCCGGGATCATGTATTAGTCGCCATCGACGGGCTTAACTCGGATTTCTCTTGGCTTAACAATGACAACCTCGTAAATATCCCACAATATTTTATCGCCCTATTAAAGCAATGCGAGGCCGGGAATATCGACGGGATTCACTTTGCGAAAGCGGAATGCAAGGATCTTCTCATGCAGATCGTCTGCCGGATGATGCTCGACTGGAACGAGGAACGTAACGGGCTTCAGTTCCTAGAGCTAAACAGCATGACCTTTCGGGGCATAGGTCCCATGGGAGATAATTTCTATGGGGTGATGTTAGGCTTCAACCTAAGAAAGCCTATCCCCTTCTCTATCGACCAATCAATGTGGGTATGATATGGGAGTCATGAAAAGATTGAGCGAGCAGATGCGCACGCCTAAACGCAAGAACTCCCTAATCGGAGCGAGGGAAGGATTACCCTTCGAGATCTCGCTAGAGTCAACCAGCCGGATCGCCCGGTATGAACGTAGGCAGGATAAGGAGAAATTGAGACAATTTAATTCTGAGGTAAAGGAATGGATGGGCTACATAATCCAAGACTTGAAAGGGAATATCGCCTTGCTTGTCCAGAAAGATGAGTTCCTATCGGACTCCCTAGAACCCAGAATTTACAAAAGTAAAGGAGAGACCGAACGAGTGGGATTCAGTTTCGCCCGTGAAGGTATCTATATCCATAGGGGAGCCGGACGGGGCCAAGGTGGTTTCCGGGGCGGCTCTAAATGGACGGACAAATACGGGAAACTGAAAAAGACCAACCCGGATTCTTTCTACCTGATGGGAACCGGCAACCGCCACCCGATCCGTTGGTTCGATCCCATCATCGAAAAGAATCTTCCCAAACTGGCAGACATCGTAGCGGACTACGCCGCCGATATGCAAATCGACGCATCACGAATTTTCATAGATAAAGATTAGGATATGGCAGGAGATTTAAACAGGAGCATCAAGATATATCTGGATAACTCCGACGCAATGACTAGCGCATCGGAGTTAGAGACGAAAATCGGGGAACTGGAGAAAAAGCTACTCGATCTCCGAGCAGCGGGAGAAGGCAATAGTAAGGCGGCTAAGAAAATAGAACGTGAGTTGACTGCCCAAACCCAGAAGATGCAAAAGTATAAGCAAGAGGTCGCTGATACGGAAAGAGTATTGAAGAACCTAAGTGGAGCTACTTATAATGACTTAATAAAGACAAAGAATAAAATTTCAACGGAGCTGAAAAAAGTAACTCGTGGTACCGCTGAATATAACACTAAACTAGAAATGCTGAAACGCATCTCCAAAGAAACCGCACTAGCCCAACAAGAGATGCGTGTAGAGATCGGTTGCCAAGCCTCGGTCTGGGGACGTGCCACAGATTTCGTAAATAAATATATGGGAATCATTGGTACCGCAGTGGCAGCCATTACGGGTATTACTCTTACTTTCAACAAATTCCGTGAAGCCCGCAATAAACTGGAAGAAAGCAAGGCCGATGTAAAAGCTCTTACAGGCCTAGATGATGAAAGTATAGAGTGGCTTACAGATCAAGCAAAACGTCTTTCCACTACAGTTACCGAAGAAGGTATCCGCATACGCCAATCCGCTGATGAGATACTGGAAGCTTATAAATTAGTAGGTTCCGCTAAACCCGAATTGCTAGCAAATAAAGAGGCTTTAGCAGAAGTGACGGAGCAAACGCTCATCCTCGCCTCTGCCAGTGGCATGAAACTTACGGATGCGGTAGATGCCGTCACCTTGGCATTAAACCAGTATGGGGATGGAGCTGATCAAGCCGCTCGATATGTAAATGTACTTGCCGCCGGAAGTAAATTCGGTGCAGCAGCCGTAGAGAGCCAGACCAAAGCTATAAAGACAAGTGGTGTCGCAGCCGCTTCTGCAAAGATTCCGATCGAACAACTGGTTGGAACCATTGAAACTTTAGGTGAGAAAGGTATCAAGGATGAGATCGCCGGTACCGGACTCAAAAAGTTTTTCCTTACCCTGCAAACAGGAGCTGACGAGACTAACCCCAAAATAGTCGGGCTAAATACGGCTCTGGAAAATCTCCGCAAAAAACAAATGGACGCTACCGCTATCAAAAAGATGTTCGGGGAAGAAGGTTACAATGTTGCCTCTGTCCTTATCAATGAAGCGGATAAGGTAGAATATTATACGAAAGCCGTAACCGGCACATCCGTCGCTTTAGAGCAGGCCACGATAAAAAGCCAATCTGCCACGGCTAAAATGCAACAAGCAAAAAACAAACTTAACGATCTTGGCATTGAGTTAATGGAGAAGATCAATCCATCCATTATCAGCGTAATGAATCAAACCGTGAACTGGACTAAAAAACTAGTTCTGATGGCTGACTGGATCAGTAAGAATACAGGATTAGTTATTTTTTCAACTTCAACTCTAGCTCTTTATACAGCGGTCATAAAATTAAATACATATTGGACGGAACTAAAAGGTAAAGCCTCCTCAAAAGCTGTATTGATAGAAAAAGCGAACGCCATCGCTATCCGTGCCTCCATAGCTTCCGAGTATGCGCTAGCTGCGGCAAAAGCCCTACTGACAGGAAATATCAAAGCTGCGACAATTGCCATGCGTAGTTTTTTAGTGACGTTAGGACTCAATCCAATTATTGCGGCTGGAGTAGCAATCACCGCTTTAGCTGTAGGTATTTATAAAATATGGGATAATTCAACTAAGAGTGCCCGGGCTTTAAAAGAGATGAACAAGGAGATCGCCACTGAACAGGCAGAAGCCTATACCCTATTTGACGCTCTCCAACGAAGCAACGCCGGAACAACGCAACGAAAAGAATTAATCGATGAGATCAATTCTCGATATGGAAAATATCTTGAAAACCAACTAACAGAACAAAGTACAACCGAGGATATCGCAAAAGCTTTAGAAATAGTTAATGAAAAGTTGCATGAAAACATAGTTTTAAAAACCATGCAGAAAGAGAAGGAGGATGTAACGACCACCGCCTTAAATAAACAAATTGATTTGATGGATCAAATGAGGGAAAAATCAAATCTGGGACAATTCGTTACCGACGCTATGCTTCGAGACGTAAAACGTATAACAGATGAAGGGATAAAGAACGGACGCTCATGGACAAAAACATATGATGATGTCATCTCTTACATTGACTACTACTATGGGGCCAGAGGTAAAGTCGATAAGGATTTCTGGGGAAGTTTACAGAGCTATATGACACAAACTTACCAATTAGCATCCAACCTCGATAAGATATCTCAGAAATACTCTCCTCTTCTGCCTAAAAAAACTGCAAACGAGTTGCCAGAAGTAGAAGTTATTGCCCCTAAAATAAAAAAACCGGATATAACCCCGGGACTGTCAGCGGAGCAAGAGAAAAAAATCACAGACGCAAAGCTGAAAGAGGTTGATCGTTATATCGCAACCAAGAAACTAAAATTGACACAAGATTATACCGAGGGCCTAAGATTATATGATGATTATCAAACAAAACTTCAAGCTTTAGAGCTTGAAAAATTAAATAAACAATTAGCTATCTATAAAATAGGCAGTGACGAAAGAAAGAAAATTGAACAACTGATCCTTGATTTCCGAATTAAACTGATGGATAAATCCTATCAAGAATATCTCAAAAATTTGGAAAAAGAGGCCAAGGCCGATAAAGACCGTAAAGTCCAAAAAGAGAAGTTATACAACGGACTAAATAAAGATTTGCAATCTTTCGTTAAAACACAAAATGAGAAACAAGAGGAATTAGCGAAAAAGCAAGAAGAAACAGACAAACGAAGAGCACAAACCTTATTAGACTTCTCCGCTCAAGCTGGCCAAATCCTTGGGGAATCTTTAGTTGATTCTGAAACAAGTTTTGCTGACGCTATGGGGAACATTCTATTATTGACATTAGATACTCTTCGCCAAGTTGTAACAATGTCGATCGCAGAAACCACAATCCGCAATGTATCTAAATTAGGATTCTTAGGACTAGCAAAAGCCGCTGCCGAAATCGCACTTATCAACGTCGCTTTCGGTGCCTTGAAAGGCCTTATCAAGAAACCTAGTACATCTACCGCAAACGCAGGTCTTAAAGACAACACTACGCCGCAAACCGGACAACGAGTTGTATCAGACTCCACCGGTTGGTACAACGGAGGATTCACCGGCAACGGTGGTATACTTGAAGTGGCTGGTCCCGTACATCGAGAAGAATACGTTACACCGGCATGGCAATTACAAGATCCGATTTCCATGAACCATATCCTAGCCTTGGATGCCATCCGAAGACAAAGAACAAGCACAAATCCTCTTCCCGTCAACGGATTCGCCAACGGTGGATACAATGGACGCTCGGATGAAGAAAATGTAATGGTTTCAAGTAATAATCCGGAATTACTCAAAGTACTCACACAGCTACTTATGCTATTTTCCGAACTAAGAGCAAAAGGCATGAGGGCTTATGTCGTATACAGCGATATCGAGGCCGCCCAGAAGACATTGGACAAATCCAAAAAGATAGGAGGCAAATAAGATGGACATCATTCACGAATCCGGCAAGGCTTACGACCTAGGAGACATCCAATTGACCTTATCCCGGATGAACCCGTTCTTTAACGATTACGGAGAGCAGAGCTTACCGGTAACACTCCCTCCCACGGACAAGAATAGGGAACTACTCATCTATCCGGATAACATGGCCGGGATCAGCAAGGCCTCGCAGCGGATCAACGCCATGATCCAGCACGGGGTATTCTCCATCCCCTGCCGTCAAGCCATCCTGTCGGCGAACCGGAAGAGCGGGATCGAGACCAGTTTTTACTTGAATACCGGAGCGTTCTACGAGAAGATCAAGGATGTACCGTTATCCACGGTCTTTGAGGACAAGGTTCTCAAGTTCGCGTCTGTCAGCAAGGCGATATCCTTCTGCCGGAACCTGTTCATTACACATGACGACCGATTCGCCTTGTTCCCGGCCATCCTAGAGTCCGGTTCTTTAAACGCCACCGGTGATCCGGGACCGGACGGATATCCCCGTCTTTACAACGACGTGGAGCGGACGGAGGTAGTCGATGAGAAAACGATCCGGTTGGCTCCGGGATTCTACATATCCCCCTTCATCCGTGGATTGCATCTATTGGAGGAGATATTCGCCTATCTTGGCTACACCTTGGAGGACTCCTTCTTTTCCCGCACCACCCCATTCAAGGACATGGTTTTTTTGAACAACACGATCGATACGATCGTAAAGGGCGAGATCCGATACTCCCAGATCGTCCCGGACTGCATGATCAAGACGATACTGGACGTATACCGGTATAAATTCTGCTGCGAGTTCATCCCGGACGAGACCCGCAAGACCATCCGTATCGTGCTATTCGATGAGAACCTGAACGAGACACCCTCCTGCGACCTCACGGATTGCGTAGCCGGTAAATATACCGTCAACCATCCCTCGAGCTTCAAGCAGTTAAAGCTTACCTGTGACCGGCTCACTCCACCGGAAGAGAAACAGGACAGCGAGCGCCCGATGCCAACGACGGGAAGAGCCACGGGGAACGAGAACGAGGAGTTCAGTACCTTGGTAGACCTATTAAAGAAATACCCGGACGTGGAGTATAACCAGATATC